GTCGGCACGGTCATCTACCAGGACAATCTTAACGCGGCGATCGAGCGTGCCGGGCGGGTCATCAACGAGTTGATCCCCTTCGTGTACGACACGCCGCGCATGATCAAGGTGCTGGGCGCTGACATGATGACGGAGAAGCATGTGAGCATCGAGCCCGGTGCTGATGACGAGAGCGACAACATCGACATTACATTGGGCAAGTACTCCGTTACTGTGACCACGGGGCCGAGCTACACGACTCGCCGCGTCGAGGCGCGCGAGGAGATGATGGCGATGATCAACGCGATGCCACAGGCCATGGCGATCGCGGCGGACAAGATCGTCGAGGCGCAGGACTGGCCGGGCGCAGAGGACATCGCAAGGCGCTTGCGTACGCAGTTGCCGCCCGGCATGATCTCTGAGAGCGATATGACGGAGGAGGAGCAGCAGGCGCAGGCGGGGCAGCAGCAGCAGGCGCAGCAGCAGCAGGAGATCCAGATGCAGATGCTGCAGCTGGAGATGGCAGAAAAGCAGGCTAAGGTGGAGCTTGCGCAGGCGCAGGCCATGGAGGCGCAGGCCAAAGCACACGAGGCGATCGCCAAAGCCAAGCAGGCCGAGGCGCAGGCTGCGAAGCACATCGCTGAAATCGAGACGGATCGTCTCGCGTTGGCACTCGACATTGCGGATAAGCTCGATCAACCCGCCGGCAACGGCGCAGGAGCACGATGAGTACGGAGACAGCACCAACCGCAGCAGAGCAGATCGCCGAGTTCAAGTCGGAAGGCTTCGTGATGGGTGAGCCTGTGGAAGCGCCTCCCCCGGCGCCGCCCGCAGTGGTACCGCCTGCGGAGCCTGAGAAGAAGCCCGTTGAAGCAAAACCGGCGGAAACGCCCCCTTCCACCAAGCTCAGCGACATCGAGCTGGAGGATTCGGCCGATAAGCAGTACTCGAAGCCGGTCCAGGTGCGCATCAATGAGCTGACACAGAAACGGCGTGTGGAGGAGCGGCGTGCGGAAGCCGCAGAAGCGCGCGCGCGCGAGTTGGAAGCCAGGCTCGCCGTACCGCCCGCGCCAGTCGAACCAGCGAGGCCTGCCGCACCTCCTGTGGTCGCGGCCGACCCCAACGAGCCCGACCCCAACAGCTTCGATTACGGCGAGCTGGATCCTAAATACATCCGCGCACTTGCGGCACATGAAGCGAACAAGACGTTTGCTGCGCTGCGCAAGGAGGATGATGATAAGCGTGCAGCGAAGGCGGCGGAAGATCGGCACATTGCGCAGCAGGCCAAGCTCAACAAGATGATCGAGGCCGGCTCACAGGAGCATGAGGATTACTTCGAGCGGGTTATCGAAGGCGCAGAGCACGGCAAGTACCCCATCTCCTCAGACACGGCGGAGATGATCGTGGAGTCGGATGTCGGCGCGCAGATTGCATATCATCTGGCGACGAATCTGGAAGAAGCTGTGAAGCTGTACGAAGCCACACCGCGTGAACAAGCGCGCATTTTCGGGAAGTTGGAAGCTCAGTTCTCGGCAGCGCGGACTGCCGCACCCGGTGAGATCGCCGGAAAGCCCGCACAACCCAGGACGCCGCAGGCCCCGCCGCCGCCAGAGCGTGCGCGTGGAGCCGGCGGACAGGTTTTACTTTCCGCGGATACGAACGACTTTGCAGCGTTCGAGGCGCGGGCTAACGCGAGGTAACATCAGATGGCGAACACGTTTCTCAACGCAACGGAGTATGCCAATGTCATGCTCCTGTTGCTCAAGAACCAGTTGGTGATGGGCCGCCTGGTCAGCGGACAGTTCAAGGACATGGTGACGGACCAGAACGGTCTGTCGATCAACATCAAGCGTCCGCCCCGCTTCGTCGCCAAGAGCGGCGCAACGCTGGCAGCGCAGAACATCGCGGTCGGCAGCACGTCGGTCACGGTGGATCAGTACAAGAACGTCCACATCAGCGTGGGCGACTTGGAAGCCGTGCAGAGCTGGAACGCGTTGATGAAGAGCGAGACGATGAAGTCCGCCGCGAGCACACTGGCGCACGATGTCGATTTGTTCCTCCACGACAAGTTGACCCTGTTTCCTTCGCATGTCGGAACGATCGGCGAAACAGTAAAAACGCCGGCGCAGGCGTTCAAGGCGCACACGCGCCTCATGGATCAGTCTGTCCCCAACTCTGACCTCAACGGCGTGTTGACGTTCGAGGATGCGGAGTTGATCCGTGGTTCGCTGCTGGCAGGCAACATCGACGGAATCAACCGTACGGCGTTGCAGCGCACCAAGATTCCGCTCATGAGCGAAGTTGACTGGTACGCCACGCAGAACGTCAAGTCGTTGACTACGGGTTCGCGCGCGTCGGCGCTGGTCAACGGCGCTAACCAGCACACCAACTACGTGACGAACAAGGCTGTCAACACGCAGTCGCTCATCATCGACAGCGCGGGGGCTGCCGGTGCTACGATCGTGGTGGGTGATATTTTCACGATCGCCGATGTGTACGCGGTGAACGCGCGTACCAACCAGACGCTCTCGTTCCTCAAGCAGTTCGTGGTGACAGCAGCTACCACAACGGCGGGCGCCGGCGAGGACGCTACTGTGACCATTTCTCCGCCGATCATCGTGGGCGGCACGGGCGGCGCAGAAGCGGACACCAACACGGCGTTTGCGACGGTCAGCGCAATTCCGGCTGACAACGCCGTGGTCACATGGCTGGGCACGGCTTCGACGGCGTACCTGGTGCGCGCCGTATTCCACAAGTCGGCGATTGCGCTGGTGTCTGCGCGGCTGGAGACGCCAATGAGCGACACGTCCAGCTTCGCTACAGACCCGGAGACGGGCATCAGCATCCGCTATTGGCGCGGTTCGGACATTGCGACCGGAGCGCACGTTCATCGTTTCGACATGATCTACGGTGCTAAGGTCGTCATGCCGGAGTTCGGGGTACGGCTGAACGGAGCCGCGTAGTCAACCGGGGGTAGGGCAGGGCGGCTCCAACACGGCGGCGCGGTGTAACAGCCGCGCCGCTTTTACTTGGAAAGGAGGCGGTTGTGACAGGTAAGTTTCCAAGCTGGCCTGCGTGGTACTATGGCCCGAATGGCGAAGCACGCATTTTCAACGAAGGCGACATCGTGCCGAAGGGGTGGAAGGATTCACCCAAGAAGCTTGCGCAGTCTGAGCAACCTGCACAACCTGAGAAGCTGAAGCCCGAGAAGCCGAAGAAGGGGGCAAAGCAAGAGGTTACACAGGAGCAGTTGGACCGCATCAACACAATTGCGGAGTTACGCGAGGCCGGTGTTGAGATCGCGGATGATGCGACGGATGACGAGATTAATGCGGCGATAGACACCCTGACGGAGCATGAAACGGAGTAGCTGATGTCTACAGCCGGAGAGGTTATCGCGCAGGCGTTTCGGGAAGGTAACTTCACTGCGGTTGGTGCAACGCCGACAGCGGAGGAGATCGCGGAAGCATTGCCGCGCCTGCGTAATTTGTTGGCTACGTTGTACGGCAACGAAGCCGGGGAAGCGTACCGTGACTGGTATGTCCCGTCAGCGCTCGTTGTTGCTGCGCCACTGCGCAGTCCGTTCGCCCCGGCCAGTGACCCCGCTGTGAGTTCCGCGGATTCGTGGGCCTATCCTGCGCAGAATGTTCGGCTCCTGGTTAAGACGACGATCGCGAGGACTGTGTATCTGCCGGCTAATCCCAGCGATGGTGCGCGCATCATGGTCCTCAACATCGGCTCAACAGGTTCGCTCAACCTCACGCTCGATGGCAACGGCCACTTGATCGACGCAGCTACGACCAAGACGGATACACTGACAAACCTCTCGGGCAAGTGGTGGTTCTACCGCGCGGATCGCGGTGAGTGGCTGGTGCAGGCGGGCATTGCGAGTGAGAGTACGCCCATGCCACTGCCCGATGAGTTCGACGATTACTTCGTGTGTGGCCTTGCGATTCGCCTTTCGACGCGGTTTCAGGTGAAGGTCGATGATGCGACGGTCGCGCGGTTCAACAGTATGCAGCGCCGGTTCAAGCAGCGTTATCGCCAGTCTGAGGGAATGCCTGCGAGTTTGCGCGACATCCAGCCAACGTCGCTGGTAGCGCAGTCAGGGTGGGAGCTGTGAGCGTCCCAATCCAACTCGGCGTGGGTGCGTATTCGCGCCCGTTTGGTAAGCTGCCTGAGATCAGGATGGAGAACCGCTTTTTCGAGTCCAACCCGGTTGGTGCGGAGAAAGTTGCGCTTCTCTCCAGGCCCGGCACAAAGCTGTTTCTCAATATCGGCGCTGGTCCGATCCGTACGCAGTACTCGCAAGCCGGTGTGTTTGACGAGGATCTATTCATCGTGACGGGGGATGCGCTATACCGCTACGATGGGGTTACGCCCTTGTTGATTACGGGTGTCGTCGCGAATGCGCTTACGTTTCCCGTGATGACAAGCGTTGCGATTCCGAATTGGGAAGCGGTGTTCATCACGGATGGCGCGGCATTGCAGTACTACGCCGGAGAGAACCAGGCGATCGGCACGTTTACTGCGAGCGCGGTTGCGGATGGAGACGTTGTTCGTGTCGATAGCATCTATTACGTGTTTCGGGATTCCTACCTTGCGGGCACAGCTACGGATGGCACGATAACGAACCCGTGGATTGTGCAAAGGGATACGCTGGATGCGTCGATTCACAACCTTTTTCACGCGATCAACCGCACGGGCACCCCGAGCATCGAGTATCACCCCTCCGTAGTGCAGCATCCTACCGCAACTGCGTACGACCTCGCGTTGTTGTCATTGAAAGTGCGTGCGAACGTGGCTGGTGCGGCGGGTAACGCAATCGTTACGACAGAAACGGGGGCGGGCACGGCATGGGGAGCGGGGACTCTTGCGGGTGGCGGAAGTCACACGTTGAAAACTGTTGCTGTACCGCCCGGTGTGGTGTTCACTGATCTCACGACACTTGCCAGTTTCGTTATCTGCGCGGAGGGTAATTCTCGTCGCTTCTTCTGGATACGGCCTGGTGAAGTGGAGATTGATGCGCTCGACTTCTCCAGCGCGGAAGCGGAGCCGGACCAGATTGTAAACATCGCGGCGGTGGGCGA